ATAAATTAGAAACAATATGGAAACGCAACTCCTCTTACTAAAGTCAGGCATCTACCTGATTACACAGATTGAAACTTTAGATGAGGAACCCGCTGCTCATCTGGTACAACCATATCGCATCAAGGATGATGGCACTTTGGAACCTTGGCCACTACACACAGATGATGAAGATGTATTGATATATTCAGATACTATTGCTACAATCTTAGAACCAAAGGAGGATATCCTTAAGAAGTATAAGATGGTGACTAAGTGAATTCATTTTACACAAGTGTAAATTTAATAGGTAATAATTTACTCTACATAGGATATGAGAATGGACAACGTATACAACGTAAGTTTAAATTCTCTCCTACTTTACATGTTATAAGTAACAAACCAACCAACTGGAAGACACTAGATGGTAGGTATGCTAAACCCATACAGTTTAATACTGTGGGTGAAGCACGTGACTTTAAGGACAAGTATAAAGACGTAGAGAATTTTGAGGTACATGGTTATGATAGGTTTTTATATCAATATATTTCGCAAGAGTTCAAAGGCGAAGTCGACTACGATATTAAGACTCTTAAAATTACATCGCTTGATATTGAAGTCGCATGTGAAAATGGCTTCCCTAACGTACAGGAATGTGCGGAATCGTTACTGGCGATCACAGTACAAGATCAAACAACACGTAAGTTTAAAGTATTCGCAACGAGGGATTATACTCCAAGTCGTAGGGATGTTGAGTTTATATATTGTGACGATGAGAAATCTTTGCTACGCAAGTTCCTTGCTTATTGGGAGACTGACTTCCCAGATGTTCTTACAGGGTGGAATTGCGAGTTGTATGACATACCTTACATATGTGGTCGCATTGAACGTCTATTCGGGGAACGAGAAGTAAAGAAGATGTCACCATGGGGTATGGTGAGAGCAGATGAGATAGAAATAAAAGGACGTACAAATATAATATACAATCTTATGGGGATCAATGTACTAGACTACATGGATCTGTATAAGAAGTTTACCTATACAAATCAAGAGTCATATAGATTAGATCACATTGCTAATGTAGAACTTGGTAAGCGTAAGTTAGATCATAGTGAGTATGAAAACTTCAAAGCATTCTACACAGAAGACTGGCAGAAATTTATTGACTACAACATCATTGACACGGAGCTTGTCTTACAGTTAGAAGACAAGATGAAACTTATAGAACTTGCTATTGCCCTAGCATACGACGCTAAGGTTAACTTCAAGGATGTATATTTTCAAGTGAGGATGTGGGACACATTGATCTATAACTTCCTAACAGAAAGACAGATCGTTGTACCCCCTGCTAGACGACAAGAGAAGACACACAAATACGCAGGAGCATATGTAAAAGAACCTATACCTGGTAAGTATGATTGGGTAGTATCATTTGACTTGAACTCACTATATCCACACCTCATCATGCAGTATAATATTTCTCCAGAAACACTTGCTGAAGAACGTCATCCCAATGCTAAAGTTTCTAGATTCTTAGATAAGAATGTTGTCATAGATGGTAGGTATGCTACGTGTGCTAATGGTGCTCAGTATCGTAAAGATGTACATGGATTTTTACCTGAGATGATGCAGAAGATATATGATGAACGTGTACAAAGTAAGAAGCTTATGCTCATAGCAAAGCAAGAGTATGAGAAGGCACCCTCTACAGAATTAGAGAAAGCAATCAGTAAGTATAACAACATACAGATGGCACGTAAGATTCAGTTGAACTCTGCCTATGGTGCTATTGGCAATCAGTATTTTAGGTACTATAATATAGTTAATGCTGAAGCAATTACATTGTCTGGTCAAGTATCAATACGATGGATTGAAAACAAAGTAAATGGTTACTTGAATAAACTGTTAAATACAAGTAAGAAAGATTATGTAATCGCTAGTGATACAGACAGTATCTACTTGTGTTTAGACAAGTTAGTTACCACAGTTTATGGTGATCAGGAAGTAAGTCAGGAGAAGGTCGTCAACTTTCTTGACAAGGCATGTAAGGAAAAAATAGAACCCTTTATAGACAAAGCATATAATGAGTTGGCAGAGTTTACCAACGCATATGAACAGAAGATGTTCATGAAGCGGGAGAACATTGCGAACAGAGGTATCTGGACTGCTAAGAAAAGATACATACTCAACGTGTGGGATAGTGAAGGTGTTCGATACAATCAACCTAAGCTAAAGATGATGGGGATTGAGGCAGTTAAATCATCTACCCCTGCCCCATGTCGTACAGCAATTAAAGACGCACTGAACATAATGATGTCAGGTGAGCAGGATGAACTCGTAAAGTTTATAGATGACTTTAGATCAGAGTTTAATTCATTACCTCCAGAGGACATCGCATTTCCGAGGTCAGTCAATGGACTACGCAAATTCAAATCAGACACAGACGTGTATTCAAAGGGATGCCCGTTACATGTTCGTGGATCTCTCTTATATAATTTTTATGTCTCTCAGAAGGAACTGGAGAACAAGTACCCTCTCATTCAAGAAGGAGAAAAGATAAAATATATTTACTTGAAGACAGATCGTCAGAACTGGACAAGGGAGAACGTAATCTCTTTCCTCAACACTTTTCCTAGAGAGTTGGGGATGGAGAAGTTCCTTGACCGCAAGGCACAGTTCCAAAAAGCATTTCTCGATCCTTTACAAATCATCACTAATGTGATAGGATGGGAGACAGAGAAGAAGTCAACGCTAGAATTTTTATTTACATGAGTTTTTTGAAAGATGTCGTTAAAGAAATAGGTAACGACTACGCAGGAATATTAGCAGACGGATCAGTAGGAGATATAGGAGGGTATGTAGATACTGGTTCTTATATTTTCAACGCACTGGTAAGTGGTAGTATCACAGGTGGTATCCCTTCTAATAAGATTACTGCTATCGCAGGAGAATCATCTACAGGTAAGACATTCTTTTGTCTCGGTGTTGTAGAGAACTTCTTAAGACAGGACAAGGACGCAGGAGTAGTATACTTTGAGTCTGAAGCTGCCATCAGTAAACAGATGATGGAAGATCGTAACGTTGATACATCACGTATGATACTGGTACCTGTCACTACAGTACAAGAGTTTCGTACTCAAGCAATCAGAATATTAGACAAATATTTAGAACAACCAGAGAAAGATCGCAAACCCTTAATGTTTGTTTTAGATTCTCTTGGTATGTTGTCAACAAGTAAAGAGTTACAAGACTCTGCTGAAGGTAAAGACACACGTGACATGACCAGAGCACAGGTGGTCAAAGCAATCTTCAGAATACTTACATTGAAGTTGGGTAAAGCGAACGTACCTATGCTAGTGACTAACCATACATATGATGTGGTTGGTGCTTACGTACCTACCAAAGAAATGGGTGGAGGTAGTGGACTCAAGTACGCTGCTTCTACAATAATCTATCTTTCAAAGTCCAAAGAAAAGGACGGTAAAGAAGTGATAGGAAATATAATCAAAGCAAAGACTGCCAAGAGCAGACTATCAAAGGAGAACGCAAGTGTTAGTATCAGACTCTACTATGATGAACGTGGACTTGACAAGTATTACGGACTACTGGAACTGGGTGAGAAATATGGAGTTTTTGAACGTAAAGGTAACCGTGTTGTTGTTGGGGAGTCTAGCGTCTACCCTTCTGCTATTCTCAAGGATCCTGACAGATACTTCACCCCCGAAGTGATGGAGAAACTTGACTGGGCAGCAGGACAGGAGTTTAAATACGGAACATGAAGATAGAAGCATTCCCTACACTACTCTATCGTTATCATCTAGAAGAGCAAGACCCTATCAAGACAAGAGTAGACGAGTATTATAAAGAATATAAATTACAGAACAATACACCTGACCAGTGGAACTGTGACCTGTTCACATCCTATGGTACAGGTACGTTTCCTATAGGAGAATGCCTTGATGCTTTTACTCCTATACTGGATGAGTTCCAGACAGATGCGAAAGCGTATGGTAATATGATCTTGACAGACATGTGGTTAAACTGTTATGAATCACAGAACTGGCAGGAGAAACACATACACTCACCAGGTCAGTGGTCTGGTGTATACTATGTTCACTTCGATCCGAATGAACACAAGGCAACCAACTTCTATCACCCATGTGAGACCTTGCTTGCCACAGCGGGTATCACATCTAACACTCTTGTGCCATGGGTACAGGAAGGTGATATGATTATCTTTCCATCATGGTTAGAGCATGCTGCTCCCATGAACAAGTCCTCTAAATTGAGGTCAACTATATCATTTAACTTTTTTATTGAAGAAGAAATCTATGAAGGTGGAAACACTGATACTGAAGAACTTACTGTTAACTGAGGAGTACCCTCGGAAAGTTCTTCCGTTCATTAAACAGGAATATTTTGAAGACAAAACAGATCAAGTTATATTCGACGTAACTAATAAATACTTCGTAAAGTATTCTGCTGTCCCTACAGTTGAAGCTCTTACCATTGAAGTAAGTAAGATTACCTCACTTAGTGATGATCAATTCAAGCAGATTACACAGACATTA